GGTGGGAGGCAGCAAAAAAAAAAACCAGCGCGGGGGGGCGGGCCCCATTTATGGACTGCGTACTGCCCCTAACCGCGGAACCGGAACTCACGGCCTGACCCTGAACGGTGCCAGCGGCGCGCAGTGGGTTGCGGCAATCTCCGACCTGATTAACCTGCTGCATAACGAAAACTTCTATGCACCGGTGACGATCTACCTGAACTACAAAGACTGGTTCTACGCATCGGTTAACGACTATGCCGCGAACTATCCGAAGACCATCCTGTCCCGCATCATGGAAATTCCAGGCGTGGCCGCGCTGGTTCCGGCCTCCAGAGTTCCGACCGATGAACTGCTTGGCGTTGTTAAACGCCCTGACGTCGTTCAGATCCTGAATGGCATGCCGATGACCATGCGTCCGAAAGCACGCCTTAACCCGGAAGATGATTATGTCTTCTCGGTTCTGGCCGCCGCGGCTCCGCAGTTCAAACACGATGCAAATGGCCAGGCTGGTTACGTTCAGCTGACCAAAGCATAACCTGTGGGGCTTCGGCCCCATCTTTTTACGGAGGCCGCATGGCTGGTAAAGAACAACAATGGCTGCTCACCCATGACAGCCACGAACTTAAAAAGGGCGAAGTTTACAAAGGTGAAACTCTCCCGCTTTGGCTGGTTGGTAAGGCAATCCCCGTGGGAGATCAGGTGCTGGAGGTAGCGACCCCGGCCGATCTGCAAAAGCTGCAGGCTGACCTCGACGCGGCTAACGGCAAAGTAGAATCGCTAACCGCTGGTAATGCCAAGCTGCAGGCTGACCTCGACGAGGCTCAGAAACAAATCGACGAGCTGAAGAAAAAGGCGAAATAACCATGGCTGACCCAATCACAGCGGCAGACGTGCAGGCGTTCCTCGGTGAATTGGGTTACTCCATCCCGGCCGCTCTGCTCGATCCGATTCTCTGCGTGGTGAACAAGATTATCCCGTGCCTCGATGGTGCGGGATATGACGATTGTTCGGCAAAGCTGATCCTGATGTATGCCGCTGCGCTCATGGCGACGTCATCCGGTGCCAGGCGAATAAAATCGCAGGGGGCGCCATCGGGGGCATCGCGCTCGTTCGACTACGGTGACGATGGCATCACCTGGCTGCGTGACTCTCTGGCGAAACTGGATACCAGC